AACTTAGCGCTGTATTTTCCTACAGTGCTCTGCCCTTCCCCGGCGTTCTGCCGATCAAATCTCCCTCTGCTATTCTGGGTTCTTCCATGGAGGACACCCAATGCCGAACTCAGATCTACTCCCTTCCCTGCTCGCCAAGATCAACGAAAACCAACTTGCCCTTGAAGCCGCCATCATGGAGCTCACCCTTTGGGTCGAGCAGCGCGGATCAGCCGATGTCGCCGAAAATGTCCGAAGCTCTCTGGCCGCGCTCGATCGGAATGAAGAATTCATCAAAATGACCTTGGCTGTTTTGATGGCGCCGGACTGACAGCTCGTCGCCGCAGCCTCGCCTACGTTCCGCCTCTCGATTACTGTATATGCAACCAGTATCCAGTAAGGCGCTCACGTGGACCCCCTCTATATAGAAGACACCGACGATTGGCTCGGCAACCCGACCCCGCTCGAAACGTGCCGACACCAGCTCAGGATGTACGAGAACGAATTCGAAGCTCTCACCCTCAAGCTGGAGCGTGCACGGGAAAATATTCAGGGCTTGGTCAGAGACAATGACGCTCTCAGGGAGGAGCGTAACTCTCTCAGGGCAAAGCTTCAGTACACCGAGGGGGAGTTACTGAGCGAAAAACGCAGATTCGCTGAGGTGTCGCACCAGAGGGACCATCTCTTCCAAGAGAATCAGAGCCTTCTCAGGGATGCGCGGGATCGGCAGAACTGAGTGCCCTCACATAGGCCTGACACGCCTGCAACGCGATCAGTCCACGGTCACCGGTGTTGGTGATGGCGATAATTCGTTGAGCATGCGCCGGGTCAAGTCGGGCTCGTACGGCTGCATGATCCACGCGGCCGGCGCCGGGGGCCTTTGGCACGTCACAGCCACCGGCTGAATCCGCATCGATGAGGACTGACAGCCGCAGATCAGCAGTGGCAAGGCGATCGCGCAGGCGATCCTGGTCACGTTGGGCATCACTCAATTTCCTGTAATGGGTTTGCTCACTGGCTGCCAGCTTTTGCTCGAGCGCCAGCCGCTTGTCTTGTTAGGCCTTCTGCGCCTCAGCGCCGGCCGTGGCAAGCTGATTGAGCGTCTCGCCGTTGAGCTTGGCCTGCTCGGCCAACTGGCGGCCGTAGCGCCAGTCCTGAAACTGCCAGGCGCTGCCGAAGCCGGCGAGCGCCAGCACCAGCAAGCCGATCAACCGCCACGGCACGGTCACGCCAGCACCTCGCGCGCCTTCTTCCAGATTTCCAGACGATCCTGCAAGCCGTTCAACCCGCCGTTTATGCGGCGGGTGATGGTGTTGAAGTCGTCCCGATCGGCCAAATCATTCAAGCCCTTCTGCTTCCAGAACCACGCTGCTGACATAGCGGCATGCTGCGGCAGCTCAAGCAATTCAGGGTGATTGATCAGGTCGAGACCCAGCGCCTCGCCGCACTTGGCGTAGTTCGCCCGGCCGGTGATCTGGACCAGTCCTCGTCCGCAATACTTGCGCCCGTCGCCCGGCACGGTATTGCCCAGGTCTTCGCGTCCCTCATAACCGCGCTGAGCGGCAGTCGGCCCCCAGATCTCACGGACGTAGCGCAGCTGGCCAGATTCATGGCCGATCTGAGCGATGAACGCGGCAACGCGCTTTGGGCCGACGATCTGGTAGTGCTGCATGGCAGTGTTCAGGGCGGAAACAAAAACGCCCGCTTGGGTGCGGGCGTTCGGTAGAATCAGCAGCAAATTTTGCGTAGTGATAGACATAGTTTCTCCACTGGTGATAGACCGCAACTCACTACAAATGGCCCGTACCCAGTGGCCACTCAGAGTTGGCTACGTATAATCAACGCCGATATATATTTAAAAAGGAACAACATGGAAACGAGGAATTTGGAGTGGCTTCAATGCCTGCGTGGCGTCGCAGCTATATTGGTGGTCTTCACGCATGCCCGATACTTTCTACTGGGAACACCGAGTGAAGGGCTAGCTGAAGCCGTTTTCTTTCCAGGTGCGATGGGAGTGGATCTTTTTTTCTTAATCAGCGGCTTCATCATGGCCTACACGACTAGGGACGCTGATGGCACGTTGAAGTACACTATCAAGTTTTTAATCAAGCGCGGATCGAGAATACTGCCAGTCTATCTAGTAGTAGCAATTACAGGCTTATTGCTAGTTAAAAATGGAGAGTATTTAAGCGCTCCGATACACCTTAAAGAAATACTTCTTAGCTTTATTTTCATACCAATCAACTCTAATAATCCTCCTTTTTTTGACATGCCTTGGAGCGTAGGCTGGACGCTCAATTTCGAGATGTATTTCTATCTAGTATTTGGGCTCTGCCTTATGGCTGGCAAGCATCGCTGGACTGTGGCGATGCTTTGGCTAGTAGCATCTCTTATTATTTTACCACTTATCACTACGGGCTATGTTTCAACGAGTGCAATGAACAACTATGGCTTCGAGTCGCGATACTTAAATCTGATAACCAATCCAATGCTCTGGACATTCCCAGCCGGAGTTATCGCGGGCGTCGCATTCAGCTCAAAGTTGAGACTACCGCGTGGCCATGTCGATTATTCAATCACGCTAATAGCCGTGGCATTCGCAATTTGGTGCGCCTACTCGGGCCTTTACAAATTTCATGGAATGGACCAGTGGGGCGGACCACTTGCTCTTGCTTTCATCCTGCTGTCAATATCCGGCTCCGTTGATGCAATCAAAGCCCCACCAGTACTATTATGGCTAGGCAAGATATCCTTCTCGCTTTATCTTTGCCACCCGATAGCGCAGCAAGTATTGTCCAAATTGATAACAGCTTTGGGACGACCAGATTTGACGCATACATGGTCGCATGTATTTCTCACCACATCAGTTGCATTGCTTCTTGCTACTATCTCTCATCATTATCTTGAGAGCCGGCTATCGGGTCACATCAGGGCCAGACTGTTATACTGGGCAGACCAACATGAATATAAAATTAAAGATAGCAAAGAGGAACTCAAGAATTCTTAGGCGTGGATGTGAGGACCGCCTATACTCAGCCCATCTCAAATATCGTAATTTTCTTTAGAGAGAACGCCACCTACTTAGTTCTACACTTTCCATGCCGCCTCCTGCCTTTGGGTTCAGCAACAGGATAGCGGCTGCCTCACGGCACATCCTTGAAGAAGATGTGGTGACCGAGCCTGAATGTCTGCTTTGCCTTTGCCGCCCATGCAGGCGCCTTGATGCTGGTGGCGTAATAGTGGGTGGCCCCGCCTGTTGGGTCCTGCACCTTGCCATCGATGACCTGGTCAGCAGCGATACGGCACTGCGCCAGCTCGCGGAACGGGATCTGTTTCACGCCGATCAGGAACTGATAATTTGGATCGGTCTTGTTCCAGCAGCTGAACTGCCACGGCTTCTGACAGACGCCGGCATAGCCCTCCCCCCACCACGACTTTTCCTTTCCATCGAACACGCGGTTGCGGATCGTCCAGGCCACGGCGATCTGGCCAGCGGTTCCCTCGCCTCTCGCCTCACCCCAAATTGTGCGGGCGAGGATGTCGCGGTCTTTCTCGGTTACAGGCATCACTTTTCTCCAGACGAAAAAAAGCCCGCGAATGCGGGCCGATTATTTATAGAAACGCTATGCCACCTAAATCACCTTACTTGCTCGTATTGAAAAAAGCCGACTGGCGGCAGTCGGCATGTTTAACACAAGCCTCTGGACCGGCATCTCTACATATTTATATCCAACCCATGAAATCGGTATAACCAAGCTCATGACACAGGTGAAATATATAGCATGATTTGGTACAGGCCCAGCCAAGGAAAGAAAACCAACCAATACAAAGTAATGCAGTAAGTAAATTGAGTAGGAAATCTTACCTAACCAAACAAGCACTTTGCTAGAAAGGAAACCACCCAATAGACCTGACCCTCTTAGAGAGAGATTAAAGAGCGTAGCTAACTGTGCTAGAACAAGAATACTAAGCCATGGATCAATCTCAACCCCAGTCAATGACTTATAAATCACCGGAAACGTCAAAGGTACAGACAAAAGCAGAGACAAGCCTGCAACAGACCATGCTAAGCCAGTAAGTCTATTCGGCATCCATTTGTAAGCAATCGCTGAAAGGACGCCAATCAAAAAGATGTGCGCTGAGTCGAAGAACAGAAACCCTGTCTTAGGCTTGAGTAATAGGCTACAAACCATGACAAGGGCAACCATCACAAAAACGATTATCGAGTTTCTTACCGCTCTAGCAAAAATCCAAATACCGATAAAGCTTGCATAGAATAATATCTCAACCTGAATAGTCCAAAATACGTTAGCGCCTCGCTCTACTAGAAGAATCTGTCGTAAATATTTAGGAAACGAATCGATTTCAACCATTCCTATCTTGCCTGGAAAGCCAACCCAAACTAAGAAGGCTGGAAGCGCAGCGACAATCACAAAGTAAGGGTAGACCCTGGCAATTCTTCGGATAGCGTACGTTCCGCAGTTTGTTAAATTGAACTGCTGATCAATATGAAGCTTGGTTATCAGGAAGCCCGATAGAATGAAAAATAATATGACGCCTGCTTGGCCAGCACCTGACCCAAGGGAACCACCCCATAGATTTGTTTCGTTGCTGTAGTGACTGACAACCACTATAAGAGCCGCAATCCCTCGAAGCCCGTCAAGGGCTGGCATGTGCTTATTATTCATGTCGACCGAACGTACCGAAAATGACATTTTAGCAGGAGGCTGAGGTATTTGTTGCAACAATCAAACTGGGCGGTCAGGTTTGCGCTCCACGGCGCCAGCCCATTTGCGCACTGCCGACCGATAGCTAAGCCAAGAAAACCTTGAACCAGGCAGGAGATCCGCGACTTCTACTCCTGCCTCACTCTCTTCAATAGCCATGAGTTGGTCAGCGATTATGGAAAGCTCCTCATCACGCCAAACCGCACCAACCCTCTCCGCCTCCTGCGATTCAAGTTTTTGCTCAGCGGCTCTAAATGCCCATTCGGGTATTTCTTCAAAAACAGATTCGCCCGGCTCAACCGGGATGGACGAATCCACACACCGCCAAGAGCCATCAGACTTAACTGCCCACATGCGATCACCTTTCATTCAAAAATCCACAAACATCAATAATCACGGATCCGCCGCTAAGAACGGCGTAACCCATGCGCTGGGTTGCATCGAGCGGGAATGGCAAGCCACCCAATACCGCCGTCGCTGTCTGTTGCCGGATCATCTGACCTAATGCTGAAGCGTGATAAAGCAGGGCCGGCGTTGTGCTTGGGCTGACGTTGATGAGCGCGGTGAAGCTCACGGGGGGGACGACGGGACCCAAAGAAAACGCTACCGGGGCAGTCTGCACTCCGCCGTTCAGGACACGAAAGGGCGCTCCATTGGTGGCGGCAATCCAATAGATAAAACCGGTCGGTTCATGCTGAAACTGCAATACTTGACCCGAAGCATTGGTTTTTATTGCGCCTATATAGCGCCTGGATTGATCGGCAGTTTTTGTACGGGCGATGCCAAAATAAGTCGCGGACGGCTGCGTTGTGACGACCTCCACCGCCGGCACGCCTGCATTGTCATATAGATACACGTAATACCAAGCGTTCGCAGCGAGTGACAAACCAGAAACTATAATCGAGCTGGATACTTGGATTATCTTGCCGGTGCCCGGGATGAATGCGGCGCCGGTGCCAAGCGAAATGGACGTGGCGCTTAGCCAGGTGAGGTACAGCCCCTCAATGAAGCAAGGCGCTGCACCACCTTGAACGGCACTGAGGGGCTTGGTCAGCCCGTTGATTTCTGTGATATCTGAATTCGCCCCGCTCTTGGCGGCAATAAGCGTACCCCTTGCTGCTGATTCATTGACGTCATCAACCATCGTTTTCATGAAATCCGAGAAGCCGAACCCCGTAAGTGCTTCTCCCGGATTGCTGCCCCCAGTCCCACCCTTCTCCAGCGGCAATATCTCGTAGTTGCCTGTGGTGCCCAGCGCCGCCAGCTTATCGCCGTAGTTGTTGAGGATCACCCGCACCTGGTCGGAAAGATCCTTCTGGTAGCCCTGCACCGGCATGATTGCGTAGAGCCCGCCAGTCGCTGTCGGACCTTCGTAGTTCGGCGAGATCGACAATGCAGTATTGCTGGCAATGTTGGTCACTTCGTACCAGCGACCGTCAGGCCCGCGAAACCCGTCGCCTACCCGGCTGTTTGCGATAAATGCAGTGCCTGTGCCGATCACCGCATTGGAATTTTGGGTGACAGAGACCGTTCCCGTTTTGTACCAGGGCATGGGTGCATCCTATAAAAGAGTTATGCGGCTTGTTTGGCGAACACGGCCGGCAGGAAGAAAGCGAAGGGGTTCGATGCCGCAATGGTGATGGCGTAGAGCGTGTTGTTTGGGAAATCCCACCAGCAATAAAGATCGCGAGGGATACCGCTTCCGGAAGTCATCGGCATGCCGAATGTGTTGAGCAACATGTACTCGTTCTCAGGGAAGTTGAACGGAACGCTGTAGAAGATTCGCGTCAGGCCCTGAGGGGTGGTGTCATAGCGAACATACGTCCAGCTCTGAAACGCGCGAGTAAACGTTGCGTTCGGAGTGCCGGAGTCAAATAGCAGCTTTCCGGCGCCGTCCCACAAACGCATCCCGTATTGAGCAACAGGCTGGGCACCAAAGGCGGCGACGAAATAACGCCCATTCAGGCCGGCAACGCTGACGTCGTACGCCCTGACATAAAAGCCAGTCCAGTTACCCGCAGAGCCGAGAAGGCTCATCCGGCAAAGTCCTGCTACCCCGTTGATAGTGTCAGGTCGCACGAATACGAGCGGAGGCTCTTGCGAGGTGACGGGGCGTGCAAACGTGGTAACCGAGCCAAGCCCAGACTCTTGGTTTGGTGCATATCGCCCTGAAGCAATGACCATCAGCCGTGCATACTCTGAATCCAAAGTGACGACGTTATTGTTGTTTGTGAACTGAACGCCGTAGCTCATCAGCTCCACCTCATTACTATCAAGCGCATGGTTCCGGAAGACGTGGTACTCGCCGCGTAAGTCCGGGTGTAGTTGTAGACGCGGACGACTCCGTCGAGCATCTCGGTTTCGAACTGCATCTGGTTCTGCGAATAGGTGCCGATCGGGATCACGATCGCCGTTCCGTTGCCAGGGCCTACGCCGGGAACGGCGAAATCCTGCGTTCCTTTGCTGGCTCCAAGCGCGAAGGTCACTTGCACTGAAAGCACGACGCGAATAGTGAATGAGTTCTCGTCCAGCTGGAGCGCCCCATCGGCGCCCCATATCCTTATGCCGAAGCTCATGCGTTCAAGTTCCCCCACTGATAGCGCTTCACGCCGTTCTCATCGAAAACTTTGCCGCCGTTGTTGTTGATGACCTGGCGAGCGCCACCGCCCAGCGGGCTGTTCAACTCGAAGTTGCCAGCCTTGTCGATGCGCCAGCCTTGGACGCCGGCGATGTAATTATCCGACTGGATGAAGAAGCCGATCTTGGCGTTCCCGATCGACGCGTCCTGGATGAACGCCGAGTTCATGAATACCTGCCCGCCCTGCACCGCAAACGGCACCGCGATCGCGCCGCCGGTAATGGTGTTGACGATGGCGAAGCGGTCGGCGCTGACGAGCAACTGACTTTGCAGCCCAGCACCGGTGTTCTCGATGCCGAGGCCGATGCCGGCGGCGACGTACTGCCCATTCGCCGTGACCTGCATTTTCACCGACCACATCGTGCTCAGCTTTCCGGCGGTGTCCGCATAGGCGGTCGAGGTTTGTTGAATGGCCGCCGAGTTATCTCCCACCGACACATTCAACTGCTCGATCTTCGTTGCTGTCGCCGATTCGTTGGTGGTCACCACCTCTTCAAGCTCGGTGATATTCGCCGCGTTCTCTGCGATTTTGGCGTCGAAGGTCGTCACACGCCTTGCCATTGCCTCGTTTTGAGAGGCTCGAACCTTCGATTCGGACGCAAGCGAAGCGGTGCTGGTGTAGCTTTTGATCGCGTCCGCGAGATCGCCAGCTCCGTCATCGTCCCGGTAAGAGGCGCGAAGGGCTTCGAAGGCTGTCGCTTGCGCAGTAATCTCTCCGTCGAGTTCGATGATCTCGGCGGTGTTGGTCGCGACCTGCTGGGCAAGGCCGTTCGCCGTTTCCACAGTCTGCCCAACATCGAGCCAGTAGAGCGGGTTCGGCGGAGGAGTTCCGACCGGTACCGGGCCGTTGGCTTGATAGATCCGCTTGCCCTGCACCACCAGGTCGTACTCTTCGTAGGTGGCTTCCGGGTCGTAGCCTTTCAGGCCGTCGAGCGCATCGATCTGCGCCTGCAAGCCTGGGATCTTGTCGATCTCGTCTCGCAGGTCCTGACCAAGCTCCGTTTCCGTGATTTGTCCGGCGATCATTTCCAGAATGGCGGCGGCATCCGAACTGGATTGCCCCTGCACGCCAAGCCCGATCGGATACCACAGCCCGATGTTGCCGATCTTGTCGACGATTCGGCCCCAGAAATAGAAGGTCACACCGGCGCGCAGGCCGAGCATGGAGAAATCACTCTGCGGATAAGCCAGATCTGTCAGCTTGGACGCGGCTTCCAGATCAGTCGTCGGCCCGTACCAGATCTCCGTGCGCTGGCTGTCCTCGGCGCCAGCAGGAAATCCCCACTTGAGGTAGATGCCGAACAGCAGCGGCGTGGCAGTCAGGAACGCCAGCGCCGGCGGCAGCCCCTGCTTGCCGCTGAGGTTGGTCAGGATTGAGTTGCGCCACGGCGACGTGATGTCGAAGGCGCTCACTGCGCGGACGCGAGCCACGTAGGCACCGGCATAGATGCCGACCACGTCCACGTTGGTCATGCCAGTGCGTTGTAGCTTGATCCAGTTGCCGCTGTCCTTGCGCCACTCCACGTCATAGCCGACGGCGCCATCCACGGCTGGCCAGCTGATGGTCATGGTGGCCACGGCCATCCCCTGCACAACCGACGACGTCGACGAAAGCGACACGCTCGCAGGCGCCGGAACAACGGTTATTGGAATCACGCTGATCGGGCGTTCTTCCAATCGTGCACCGGTGTCGATGAAAGCGAACTTGCTCGGTTCAAACTGGAGCGCGCTGATTTCGTAATCGCCCTCGGTGGTGCGCTTGGTGCGCAGCACGCGATACAGCGGGATTGCCAGATCATCGGCGTCGAGTGCCCATTGCAGCTGCGCCACCGGCGGCTCGCTGTAGGCGACTGTGACGGTCACGGCGCGGCCGTTGACGCTTTGCACGGTCCGACCTTCGGCGCGTCCGCCCGGCAGGTTGATAATCAGTCGATCACCGGCCTTGGCCTGGGTGTCGCGATCGAGCGTGATAACCCGCCCCGCCACCGCCGAGATACGGCCGCCCACCTCACGACCAGCCAGCAGCGAATCTGCAACTGGGATGATGTGCCCGGGCAGCGGGATAACGCCTTCCATACCGGTCTTGAACGAGACGGTGCGGTCTTGATTGTTGCTGAGGATCGCCCACTTGCCACGGCGCTGGGCCTCGGAGGCGCGTGTGCAGCCAATGGCGCTCAGCTCGGTCGGCCGGTCGCCGTAGCGGCGTTGCAGATCCAGGTCAGCGAACGGAATGACATCGGTATCGTAGTTGTTCGCCGGATTGTCGTAGCTGACCAGTGCCCGGGTGTAACGAGTCTTCGCCGAGGCGCTGCCATATGAGAACTTGCCATTGATGACGTTTGCCTGGGTGAACACGTAGTCGAAGTCCTGCGCGCGCGGCATGTCCGCCTGCATCACCAGCTGGCCCTGCGCCCAGTACGTCATGCCCCGGTAAATCGCCGAGATGTCGCGCAGCAGCGACCAAGCGTCAGCCTTGCCTTGCAGATTCATATCGCAGAGGAAGCGCGGTTCCTGGCCACCGAGCCCGTTCGGCACCAGCTGGTCGCAGTATTGGGCGATTCGGTACAGCTCCCACTTGTCGACCATGAACGGCTTTATGCGCTTGCCCAGGCCGAAGCGGTCTTCAGTGCAGATACCGTATGTGATCCACGCCGGGTTATTGGTCCAGGCCGATTTCATCGAACCGTCCCACGTCCCGGTGTAGGAGCGCAGGATCGGGTCGTAGTTGCTCGGCACCATCCAGCGGCGGGCCTTGCACTTCACGGTGACGGCCGGGATGTTGGTGAACTGCTCGGCGTCAAACTCGATGTAGAGCAGCGCCGTGTTTGGGTAACGCAGCTTGGCGTCAATGACTTCGGTATAACCGGCTACCAGCATGGTGTCGGCGATCTTGTTGGTGTTCTGGTTCGGCGTCAGGCGGCGCACGCGGATCTGCCAGCCGGTGGTGGCGTCTGGCAGATCGATGCGGCGCGAGCGCTCGTAGCGCGTGGTGGTCTTGCCGTCGACTGCGTCCACCAGCACCTGCTGATAGGCACCGCCGTCGGTGGCGACGTCGATTGCGTACTCGATGCGGTAGCCGCCGACATTGCCCTGGTCATCAGAGTGTTGCAGCGCCGGCCACGCTAAACGCATGCGGACTGCGGAAAGCTGGGTATTGGTGATCGAGCGCACCCACGGCGAATCGCTGCGCAGCTCGATGTTCAGCGAAGTCTCGTTCTCAACAGACGGAATGCCCGGGATGTAGGTCTGATCCACCGAGCCCGGGCGCCAGTCCCACTTCACGTTCGGAAAGTTGTAGTTACCGCTGGCATCGCGGATCGGCGTGTTGTCCAGGTAGATGTCGTAATCGGTCGGGACGCTGTCGAACTCACCCTCGCCCACGGCGATCAGCAGTTTTGCAAGGTTGGTCGAGCGCAAGCTGTCGCTGGCTTCAGTCGGAGACTTCGGCTTGCTGCTACCGCCCTTCTCGCCGTGGATGTCGATCTTTGCTGGTGCGCCCATGCTTTCCTCCAGGCATTAAAAAACCGCCTCTTGGGCGGCTTAATGGCATTTCTATAAAAGTCGTGATGATAGAATTCGCATGCTGAGCCCTCCTACGATGAGGCGCTCGACTCAGTCATCAAGGACATAAGTGCTGATGAAAAAAGCTCCAGCTTGGCTACGAACAATCCTTTCGCTTCCGGTGTACGCAATTTCATCCGTGTTGTGGATTTTCACTGCATACACAATCATCACCTCTTCGGTAAAAATGCTCTCCAGATATGTAACGCCCCAACAGATTGGTCAGGGATTTGCCGAATTGATTTTCGCTCTAGTGTTTGCCGCAGTTGGTAGCGGATTATGGATGCTTGCCAGGTACATTCGGACCTCAAACTTTAAGAAGCAACCGCGCCCTTCCGCCTCCCCTCAGTCATAAACTTTTTACACTTTGTCCTCAGCCAGGATGGAGGCTGAGATGATCATTCCACCCCAGCGGCGCTCGCCGATGCAGATCGGTACCGGGTTGCCGCTGGCCGTGGTGTTCTTGGCGCTGCCGAAGGCGTAGGACGGGGAGTTTTCGGGGGAGGCGCTCTGCTTTAGGCCCGAGGCCTGCGGACTGAGCATTTGGATGACACCGCCGGCAACAAGTGCAATGCCCACCGGGGCCAAAGCCTGAAACCCCGGAATGAACGATGCAGCAATCAGGACTGCGCCGATGATCGTTTGAAGCAGGCCAGCACGCTTGCTGCCGCCAACCACCGGCACGATGCGGATTTCCTGAGCGCCGCCCAGCGCGAAATCCTTCTCAGGTACGTTCTTTCTGTTCCGGAAAATGGCGAAGCGCAGACCGCGCCGCTCCAAGTCTTTGATCGCTGCGTCGAATCCCTCTAGCGTGCACTTCAGCGCCTTGAACGCCTCCCCTACGGAACGGCTGCCCAGTTCGCGGTAGTGCACTCGCCCGAACCGTTTAATCAGCGGACCGGATAAAAGAATGGTTGTCATCATCGGGCGGCAATGTGCAGGTGCTGTCACGGCTTTCTCCAGACATAAAAAAACCGCCTTTCAGCGGCTGTTTTTTTGTGTTCAAAGGCAATCTTTTATTGCCTGCTTCATGTCTCCGCGGCCATAGCCTGGCGACCATGCCATGCGCTGATACAGCGTGACGGAACTGCCCTTCGGTGCTTTGCGAATATCCAGCAGCTCGTCTGTCATATTGTTGCTCGCGACCAGCAATCTGTATCCGTTTTCTGTTTCGGACATTGAGGCATCGCTTCTGGCGTCCTGCCATTTCGGGAAAACACACAGCGCATAGCGCTTAGGGTCTTTCGCGGTTGTTGCCTTGAAGCTCGGGTCATTTTTCTGCAGATCGCCGGGCGATACACACCCCGCCAACAGCGCTACCGCGAGTGCTCCCATCGCAATTCGCATGTTTATTCCCCGCTATCTAACTCACCGAAGGTAACAAATGGATCGAGTTTTTTCTTTTAGCTTTGCAGAAGTTTGGCTTTCTCAGCCTCAAATTCACTTTCCGTGAGGAGGCCTTTTTCCTTCAGGCTACCGATTTTTTCGAGCTTCTGATACTTATCGTCTTCAGCGTGAAATTGAACCCGGGGCTTGCCCGGAGACGTTATTGAGGAGACAGACCAAACGAGGGAGACGACCCATCCAATGAGGGTCCAGCCGAGAAAAAGATCCAGCATAAAAATAGACCATCTGTCCGGGTGCTTTCGACTGAAAGCATTGAATGACGGCAAAAAGTAAGTGGCGATCATCAAGAAGATAAAAACTATCCCCAGTCCTATTTCCACCATATTCATCTCCCTAAATTGATCGCAGCAATCTACCACCATTAACACGCATCGCCAAAGCTGGGTGTAAGGTTAATACCATCCATGAAGCTTAGTAATACGCGGTTTGTTGATAGAATTTATGCCTCAGGATTAGACGTGTGCGATCGAGCCAAGGCCCACCGAAGACAATGACCTCTGAAGGCCTGCCGTACAGGTGGTGCAGCAGGAAAGGCCCGGGGCCAAACGTGGCGGCATCTTCGCCCGGCAGAGCTGGATCAGCGCCGAGAAAAATGCCGGCGTGGTTCGGATAAACCGTGCGCCCCACTTCCATCACGATCATGTCGCCGCGCTGCGGCTGGTCGACACGGTAAAAGCCGGCGGCCTCGTAGTTCGCCTCGTACAGACTGGTGTTTTCATTGCTTTCCCACCAGCCATCGGCGCGCTTGAAGGGCTCGAACTCCAAGCCCCACTCGCGCTTGTACCAATCGGCGCAGACCTGCCAGCAGTCCCAGGCGCCGTGTACAAAAGGCCGTTTCAGCAGCGGCACTTCACCGGTGGGAACGATGGTCCGCAGATCGCCTTCCGGCCAGCTCAGGATGTACCAGGGCATCGCAGTCGCTTCGCACATGGCGAGGTCGCGCGGTGACGGTCTGCTGGTCGCGTCCGGATGTGAGTGCACCACGCCGATCACCTCACCGATGTCCTCGGCCGCCGCGTATTCCTCGGGATTGATCCGGAACTCTTCGCTTGGCTCGGTAGAGACATTGATGCAGGGGAAGTATTGTTGCTTGCGACCGATCGCCAGCAGCAGCCCGCAGCACTCTTTCGGGTACTCGACTGCCGCGTGCGCCTGGATCGCGTTCAAGATGTGCTTTCGCATGTCAGCTCCGTGCGATCAGGGAAACAGCCGGGAAGCCACCAAACGGCAGTGGGTTGCCTTCGCCGAAGCGCGGGATGCAGCCCTTGCCCAGCGTGGCGTCACATTGGTCCAGTTCGGGGTTGTCGGTGATGACTCCGTCCTTCGTGACGTACGGTCCGGTGTACCCGCAGTTCGGCCCCCGGTAACCGCCGGTAAGGCACCAGTGGCACAGAGTTGTCGCTTGCCGGCCGATTGACTCATTGCCGACGTCGCCCGGGCTGGCCAGCTCCCAACTGACGTTTTCCCCGTCCTCGTTCGTCTTCTGGTCGATGTACCAGACCTCGATTGTCTCTTGGGTTGGATCTGCCGTCGGATTGCCGGCCGGGAAGTTCGCCGCGTCGAGGTAAGTGCCGAGCGTGTGGCGCATCGTCAGCTTGAATTCGAGCAGATCTTCGAAGGCCAGACAGAGAGCGGTGATGCGCCCGTTGACGTTGCCGACGGACAGCGTCGGTCGTACCGCCGTGCCGTCGCCGTTCGCCTCGATACCGTCGATCTGCATCGGCCAGGCGCTGTACTCGTTGCCTTGCCAGTAGATCGCCTTGGCCGGCAGCTGGTCGGCATTAGCGCCGGCGGCAATCAATTCGGCCGGCGTGTGCGGTATCGCGTGCCCGTGGAAGCGCAACAAGTCAGCGCCGTAGTCTGTGCCGTCCAATTCAAAGAGCAGCACTTCGCTGCCAGGCTCAAGAACCTGGATGTCACTGATCAGCGGCATGATTGCCCCTTATGGATGGAATGCCCGCTCGAACGTGGCGGTGAGTCTGAAAACGCCGCCGCCCACCGGAGTGGGTACGGGGTTCTTGCAGGTGAACAGGCCAAGCTGGCCCAGTGGCGTGGTCCACAGAAAGGCTTTCGCGCCGGCATGACGATCGAGGAACGCCATGATCTCCAGAACCTTGGCCTGAGGTCCGCTGTAGGTGATCGGGTAAGCGTCTTCCTTGTTGTTTGGCCCGTCGCCAACTTCCTGTTTGTAGCCGTCGCCGAACTGCGCGGTGCGCACCCGATACAAGATCTCGGGCGCGTCACCGTGCTGGGTTGGCCAAGTGAATGTCTCGATGGCCATCAGCCCCTCCCGTTCGTGAGTTTCCAGATTGAGCCGCCGGGCTGCAGCGCTCGCGCGATGGCGGTTTCAGCTTCGGCTTTCGCCGCTTGCTGAATCCCCTTGCCAAGCTGCGAGGTGTCTTCCGTGCTGGCCGCGCCGCCATTGCCCTGGGTTTGCACCGATACCGCGACGGGGAAGTTGTAGACGCTGCCGCCCCCACTCCCGCCGCCGCTGATTGCCCGGACGCCCAGTTGACCGCCGGCGGTGCGGGTCAGTGGCATGATTGCCTCAGGCCCTGCCTCGCCCATGACGCCGGTCTGCCCGCCTGCCATGCCGAAGGCTGTCGGCTTGCTCACGACGGAGTTGGTGAACGCCGCGCCATTGGCGAACATCTGAACGCCACCGGACCATGCACCACCATTCGCTTGGACGCTGCCCGGCGTGAAGCCTGACAAGTCACCGCTGTATCCCGCCGCAGCGGAGCCTGCCGAGGTTGCCGCGCCGCCTCCACCGAAGTAGCTTGCGCCAGCGCCAACCAGACTGCTCAGCAGCGCCGAACTGGCCTGACGGGTAGCGATCCGCGCCATGTCCGCCAGAATCGACTTGGTGAAGTCAGCAAACGACAGCTTCCCGGTCATGGCGAAGTTGACGACAGCGTCTTCCATCGAACTGAAGGCATTGGTGAACAGGCTTTTCGTCTGTCCCGCGACATCACGGGCTGATTCCAAGTAGTTCTGCCAAGCTGAGGAAGCACCGGCACTCCAACTGCCTTGGGCGACTGTCATGTCGTCGTAGTTCGCCTGCACCGTGTCGTGCAGATCTTGCTGCGTGGCTTTCAGCGCGGCGAGCTTCTGGGTGTACTCCTCGAGGCTCATACCGCGTGAGCCATCGCCGTACTGGTTGGCCAACTCCAGACGCTGCTGATTGAATCGATCGTCGATTCCGTTCTGCTGCTCGGTCAGTCCGCGCTGCCGGTCTCCCTGTCCGAGGCCGGACGCGGCCCGCAGCCCCTGCTGACGAAGGGTGTCGACCTGCTGTTGCAAAGCACTCGTGTAAGAGTTGACCGCCAGAGTCTGCTTACGAAGACGGCCCTCTTCGTTGGTCGCGATCAGGGCCAGCTCGCTGTCGCTGTCCTGCTGCGCCTTAACCATGGCACTGCGGGCGTCGGCAATTTTCTGGTCAATCTGAATGATCTGAGCGCTGGTCGTGCCCTTCTTGGCCTTGACCGCTTCGAGGGCATCAATTTCAGCCTGGTAGCTTAGGGAAACTTCGTTGGCCTGCTGGTTGAGTAGGCTCACGCGCTGCTCGGTGTAATCTGCTTGGGAGATGACACCGGCGCGCTGAGACGCCTCAAGTTCCTTGTCAGCATTTTTGTAGTAGGCCAGTGTCTCGGCCAAAGCGTTTTTCGCGTTATTGAAGCCTGTAGTGTCGACGCTACCGGCAGGTGTTTTTGGATCCTTGAACTTGTCGTTGATGTTCGCAATGTTCTTGTCGATAGCTGCCTGGCTCAGGCGCGGATCGTTCGGAGCGACCTTGCGTATGTCATCGAGTTGGCGCCTGTACTCCTTTATAGCCTCGGTGCGCTTCTGCTCGTTCGTCCAAGAGGACTTGGCCAACGCGTCGATCTTCGACATCGACGACACTGCATCGCCCTGCGCTTTCGCCTGCTCGCCTTCCCATTTTGCGATATCGGCCTGGGCTGCCTTCTGGTCCTCCAGCATGTTCAGCTGATTGGAGTAGAGCTCGACCATCTCCTTCTGGTTTTGAAACGCCCCGACGTCGCCCTTTTGTGCGGAAGCGAGATTGCGCCGGGCCTGCTCAATATCAGCGTCGATATCAGGACGGCCGATGTTCTTCAGATTGTCTGCCGCGCGCGCAACCGCTTTATATCCCTTCTCCCAAAAGCTCAGGTTCTCCAGAATGCGCGGCGTGCGCTCGTTGATCGCATCGGCGTACTGCTCAGTCGCAAGCATTACCGCGCCAGCGTGGTCGCCTTGCTGTTCCAGCGCTGCAATCTGCGAATAAACCGAAGCGGTCAGATAGTGGTACTGCTCATTGAGCGCGGCGGACGCTTTTACCGGGTCATCGGCGAGCTTGGCGAATTCGGTAACCGTCTCGCTGACTGCCTTGCCGGTAGCCTCCTGCATTGACACAGCAGCCTGGGTGATCCCGGCAAAACTCTCTCCCGCAATTTTTCCGTTTCCCGCCAGCAGCGCGAGCACTTCAGCCGCCTGACCGGTAGTGCCTACAGTGGCACTCACCTGACGAGCCATTTCGCCCAACTGACCGGCACTCACACCTGCGTAGTTGCCGGTGAGGATCAAGGATTTGCTATAGGCGTCCTGTTCTTCGCTGCCCTTGTAATAGGCGACGGCCAGCGCGCCAACAGCTGCGGCAGCCAGTGCGAGTGGCGCAAGAATAGCGAGCAAGCCAGCGGCACCGGCGCCGGCCCCGGCTCCCAGCTGAGCAACGGCGCGAACCCCACTTCCCCAGTCTCCAGACGACAGGGCATTACCCAGCTGCACGACGTTCTCTTGGGCCTGGCGGGTGCCGAGGCGAAGTTTGTCGAAGCCGGTGGTGGTTTTTTCGAGCTTGTCGTAGTCCTTGTCGATCTTACTCAGCGCTGAGTTGTATTGGTCCTGGCTGATGCGACCGGCGTCTAAATGCTTGCCGAGTTGCTCAACCTGCGTGTCCAGTTTGGACAGCGCAGCGCGGGCCGGGTCAATTGCGCCCAGCAGGCTGTTCAGAGCCTTTTGCTCATCCATGGCCGACTTGGCCAGCGCCACCTGCTGCTTGTCGAGCTGCGCTGATAGCTTCGCTGCCTCAGCCTCGCCATAGGCGCCGGTTTTTGTCAGCTTTGCCAGTGCTTCGCGCTGCTTTGCGAGATCCTGAGTGGTCTTGGCGCTGGTAGATAGCGATTTCTCCAGCGCCTGCATTTCGTTCATCAACGAAACGGCGGACTGCTCTGCGCGGCCGCCGGCCTTCGCCATTTCATCCAGACTGGTTTTAGCCTGAATTGCATCGGCCGAGTCGATCTTGACGCCGAGCTCTGCAATGTTCATCGACTCACCTTGAATAAATGCCCGTTTCTAAGGGCTGTTGTCGCGGGCCGCAGCCATGACTGCGATCGCCTCCGATTCCATGACGCGAATGTCTTGGAACACGCGTGAACGTTCCTCGGCAGGAATACCGAGAAGCTTCATCACGTCAGTGAGAACGCCGTAATCGAGACCGGTTGCGCCGCATGCACCAGTGCGCCACTGGGTCCACATCGAGTCCATAACAAGGAATGATTTCCAGTTGTCCGGCCAGACTTCGAAGGTTTCGTCGTAGTCGTCAGGAGAAAAGCCGAACATCGCCATCTGCTCGGCATCACTCTCAACCTCGTAAAGCGCACGGGCAGCGGCGGTTAGTTTCCCAGACGGGCCTTGCCGAAGGCCTCGCTATAGGCTTTCACGACGGCATCTGAAACGCCGATGCAGCTCTTCACCAGCGCCGTTATCGACTCATCGTTGAGCTTGTCGCCGAACCCCCACGAAACAACCAGATCTTTGATCTGATCGACGCCCTGTTCGACTTCCGCAGCAGTGACTTCGGCAAGCGTCGGCTCTGTGCCTTTGAAACGTTCGCCGATAGCCTCTGCCTTGGCCTTCCAGGAGTCGAACAACTCGGCAAGCGCGGTTCGATCGCGATACTTAAAAGTAAACGGCACCATGGCCGGCTTTTCGCCGACTTGCGGGATTGCCACGTCGACCGTGAAGGTCGGTTTCGGCGCGATGGAAAACTTTGCCATTGGACCCCCTTAGGCGTTGTAGCGAGTTGGGCGAGATGCGAACGACAGAGTGATAGTCCGCGTCATGATGTTGTTTCGGCTCAGTGTCGGGGTCGCGGTGATCGACACGTACGCGTAGTAGTAAATCGTCGCGCCGCCCGGCAGGTTTGCACGAATGAGGCGTGGCTCCTTGTCCTCGTCAGCCGCTTCAACGATCGAGACATAGGCCTGCGCTGGGTCGTCAGCGACCGGCAGCGTCATGCTGCTGGCAGATTTGTTGGTTGGGAGTTGGCGGTCATCATCGTCTTCGAGGAAGCCGTAGGTCAGAAACTGTTGCTCACCACCGTTCGCAGTAGGCTCGGTAATCTGAGCGATTTGCGTCCAGCCGGTCGCCTCGCGAATAGTCCCCGCGCCAGAGCCTACCGGGTAGCTTTTCACGCTGGTGGTGTCCACGCCCTCGGCGGAGAATTCGCCAGTATCCGAATCGATAACGCGAGCCGGGCGGCCATTCAACTTCGCCCAGGCAGAATCGATCACGATCACGTCGCCATTGGTCAGGCCGTGGGCCGCCGCAGTGAGCACCGCTGGTTTGGCGTTGCTGATCGCAGTGAACGCTTTGGGCACGCTGAGAGTGGCGGCGATCTCGAATGTGGTGCCGTTGGGGATTTTGACGCTCATGGGTTTTCCTCTTTGCAGAAATGACGAAACCCGCTCAAAGGCGGGTTCAGGATTTGCCCAGCGGGCGGGTTATGGCGTGGTGTCGGACCGGTAGGTGAACGACAGCGGGACGGTGTAGGTTGAACCGCCAGTGATGCCTGGGCCGACATCTACAGGCGTCATGGGCGTAACTACAAAACCGTTCTTCACGTCGCGCACATAAAGCGGAAATAACGCGATGAGCTCGGCAGCAATAGGGGTGGTTTTCGCTTTACCGGTGCCGGCCGGGGAAATGACGCTGACCTGGAACACGCCGGTATAAAGCCGGTGGTCTCCCCCGAGCGTGTTGCTGGCCGTGTCGCCCGGAATGGTGAACGCCCGCAGGTAGGTCTCGCCAGCTGCGGGCGTATACGCCATGTTCTCAAAAACGATCTTGAGTTTTTCCGACCTGGCAGCGTTCCAGGCGATCAGCTTTGCCTCGTAGATCGAGGCGATGATTGCATGACTCATACCTGGTTGTTCCTGATAGCCTCCAACACGATTTGCTGGAAGCGAGCCACGGTTACCCGAACCATTCCGCCGGGGGCCTGGGTCGAATGGCCGAACTCCAGCGGAATCGCATAGGGCAAGTTGTTGATGATGTAGGCGATCTGGCCAGCGGTGAAGTCGCTCATGGCTGCGACCAGTGCGGCTGTGGTCTCGGCACCGCTCGGGTCTACCTCGTCAAAGGTGACGCTTTCGACCACACCGAGAGAGATGTGCCAGTTCGCACGGAACCGGCCGCCGACGTATCCTTCTGGCGCCTTGACGTCCATGCCGTCGTTGAGCTTGCGACCTTTCTTGAGCCTGCCACCCTTGGTCAGGTTCGCTGGGTCGCTGCGCAGCGCAGTGTTGTGTTCGTCGACAGCCTTGTTGTACTCGGAGGTAACTGCGTTCTGCGCCCAGATCTCCGGGTTGCCCACGGGAGACATGCGGATCAGGCTGCTGCCGACCTCGATGATGATCTCGCGCACACTGGCATCGATCGCTTCGCTGGTTTGCGCGGCGAACTCGGCCAAGCTTAGGGCGAAGCTGCCGGATTGAGCGGCCATGTCATTTCCTCAGTTGCGCCGTCCACGTTGCATCAGCAGGGTCCGCAGACACGTTCATCACCCGCAACCCATTGACGATATCGCCGATGGCCGGGGTAGCGGGCACCGTTGTCGGCACACCGGCCTCTGACACGAACAGCTCGTTTTGCAGCACCAGAAGCTTTTTGTCGGTGGTTTGGATCAGTGAGCCGTCGATTTCCTTGGACAGGTAGCTGCCCAAGACGCCGCGCCCCATGTAAGTGATGGTGGTCTCCGGCGTCTCGCCGCCCAGGTCGGGGTCATACTCGCCCCCGACCTTACGCACACCGGTCACCGGCTGGAGCGCGTCAGCGAGGCCGTCAGGATCGTCGAACGCCTCAGCCATTTCGGCCTGAATCTCTTCGCGCATACTCATGATCAGATCCTTTTCAGCATCATCACGCCGGAGCGCTTGATCCAAGGCTCCAGTAGCGCCAAGGCGAAGTTCACACCCGCCGACTGATCAGTAGATCCGGCCACGTAGGTCTTGCTCACGGACGTGCCGGACTGGGCCGAAACCGTTTTGCTCTGCACTTCCTTCTGCGTGGCCGTGTACAACTTGCCCGCCGCCGCCTCTCTAGCGATCTGAGCGCCGGCTGTCTTGATCTCGGTAGGAACCGGATCGGGAACAACCCGCTTGAT